TCTCAATGGTGGTGGTTACAACACCATTATCAATCACTCCAAGTTGAAGGATGGTGAACGTCATTATCTGCAAATGCAGCAGACGAAAAACGTCACCGATCCCTATACTTCGCTTGTGCGGAGCAAAACTGCTTCCGCATCGCTTTCCGTAAGTATCCCTCTGGGCTTCACGGCCGCCGAAGCGGCTGCCGTGGTCAAAGCCCTGATCGATACCCTTCAGGACAGCGAAGTGACTATCGCTGGCCTCCTTTCTTGGCAGTCCTAAACAAATGAAGTGTTCCTTCGATCAAGTATCGGGGATCATGACATGTGTCCGGACCTCCTTAGAGGCGGCCTCGACTTCATTTTCGAAGTTGTTCGCTTCTTTATTGTCATTTTTTCAGTGACAATAATGATCGTACTCCTTCTATTTGGAGCCGACTACCACTAGGCTTAATCGCCTGGGGTATGTGCGAATACTCTTACTTTCTGTAAGAGAGGATCGCGGCTAGGACTAGGAATGATCAACCTCATGGAGGCTATCATGAAAAGTCCTATTGTGCTCCTTCGAAGCCTCTGGAATGATTTCCAGAGGTTAGAACCTGATGTGAAAGGCCTCGATCGTGATATCATCACTATCGAGAAAAGGTTCAAATATGAGGGCTATGGTTTCCTATCCATCGCCCTACCCACTTTAGGATTAGCCCTTCAACAAGGCTTATCGTCAGGTGAGTTCCGCTGTCCCATTGGGTTTAAAAAACCTAAAGGGCTAGCAATCCCGGCATTGTTTTCGGGTATGCTATCGGAAGTATTTGAGCCTATAACTGGTCTAGTTAAACCGGACGTTCCGATGGGGGTTCTTACGAACCTCTATCAGATATGTTTCCTGTTTAAGAAGACTCAGCTCAGCGATGAGAGTAACGACAAGTTACACCTCAAGGCTGTCACTGGGTTCTTCGCCAATGATCTGTTAGCGGAGAAGGTTGACTTCCCTCCCCGCGAAGCATATCGATTGGCTAGTGTTGCACGATTCTTTATGCCAAAGTTGCGTCTTAACAACTTTGACGATGTTTCGTGTAAACACGGACCAGGTGCCGTGAAAGAAGGACTAAAGGCGAACCAGAAGTGGTCCGCCGTTTCTGATGCGATCTTCACAGATGGCTTTAGAACAGATCTCTATGGTATGGACGCTTTTGCCACGTCTTTGGGTTCGATCTTGTCGAGCGAACTCAAAGGGCTTAGCGCCTTTGCCACACGTCTGCAATCCTTCGATTACGGTGCTTCTAGAAGCAGTGCCAAGCTGATTTCTGTTGCGAAGAATTCTACTTCGAACAGAACTATTACGGTTGAACCCGTGTTGAATCAATTTATTCAACAAGGATTGAATACTACACTTCGCGATCATATCGAGAAGTGCGATATTCTTCAACTTTGCTTGTCACTTACCGACCAGACCAAGAATCAAAAACTTGCTCTGGAAGGCTCCCTACATGCTAACTGGGCTACTATCGATTTGAAATCGGCTTCCGATCTGCTTAGCGAAAAGCTAGTCAGACTGGTTTTCGATTCATTCGGGGAATTTTCTACCCGAATGTTCGATTGTAGAACTCCATGTGTTGACAGCGATAACCTCTCTGTCAAGATGGCAAAGTTCGCAGGTATGGGTAACGCACTAACGTTTCCTGTTCAGAGTATTTGTTTTGCCGCTCTGGCAATGACAGCTATTCTGGACACTCGCAACGAGGTTGTGAGTAAAAGAGCGTTAATGCGCGCTTCTAGGTGTATTCGGGTTTACGGCGATGATATCATCGTAAAGACCGAATACGCTCATCAGGTGGTAAGCTGGCTTGTTAAGTTTGGGTTAATCCCCAACCTCAATAAGAGCTTCCTTGTCGGAAACTTCAAGGAAAGCTGCGGTGTCGACGCATATATGGGAGTTGATATAACCCCCGTATATCTTAGACAACGTCCAGACTCAACTTCCACTGATCCTAGTGATTTGGGTGGTCTCGTATCGTTCTCCAACCAGTGTTGGGATAGAGGACTTTATGAGACTGCCAAACGTATCGAAAATGAAGTTGAAGAGAGAATAGGATACTCTCTCCCTCTTGTATCTCGATATAGTGGTTCACTAGGCTGGTTTAGTCGTCTTGATGCAAGCTACGCCACACGTTGGTGTCGTAAACATCATCAGTTGCTTGTAAAAGCACCAACTGTCTCTTCTCGTAAGAGGAAAGACAAATTGGACGGTTGGC